CAAAAGGCGGTATTATCCTTCCAGAAGAAGCAAGAGAGCGTGAACATTATGCAACTGTTTGTGCTTATGTTTTAAAGGTTGGTCCTGATGCATATAAAGATAAAGAAAAATTTCCAAATGGTCCTTGGTGTAAAGAAGGCGATTGGATTTTATTTGGTCGATATGCAGGCGCAAGATTTAAGCTTGAAGACGGCGAATGCCGTATTATTAACGACGATGAAATCATTGGCACGATCAAAGAGCCAAGTGACATCGTTCATGTCTGAGGAGTAAGTTATGGCTGAAGCACTACAAAACGAAACTGATAACATGCAGGAAATTGAAATAGATGTATCAGAGCCGAGAGGCAAAGATTTAATAGATCAAGAAATCTCAAAACTAAAAGGCGAAACAGGAAAAGTCGAAGTCGAAGCGACTGAAGAACCTGAAGTCGAAGTATCTCAAGAATCTTCTGAAGAATCTTCTGAAGATAAAAAAGATAAATATCAAAATTACAGCAAAGATGTTCAAAAACGAATTAACACATTAGTTCGTCGAGCAAAAGAAGCTGAGGAAAGAGAAGCTGCTCTCGCTAATCGATTAAGGCAAGTTGAGCAACAAACTTCTCAGACTCAATCTCAATACAATACGATGCAGGATGGTTATTATAATGAGTTTAAAACTCGTGTAGAAACTCAATATGCTTTAGCTAAAGATAGCTTGAAAAAGGCATATGAGAATAATGATCCTGATCAGATTATTGCAGCTCAAGAACTATTATCAAAAGCAACTTTAGACAAAGAAAGATTAGCACTTGCAACTGTTGATCGTGAGCGAAGAGCTCAGTCTAGAGAACAAGAAATTTCTAATCCTCAACCACAGAGACAAGTTCAACAAGAACAAAATCCTGCCCCCGATCCTCGAGCAAAGAGTTGGGCAGAAAACAATCCGTGGTTTGGAAGCGATGAGGCAATGACCTATACAGCTTTTTCAATTCATAAAAAATTAATTGAAGAAGAAGGGTTTGACCCGAACTCAGATGAATACTATACTGAGATTGATCGTAGGATTAAAACTGAATTCCCTCATAAGTTCAACCAAGGTGGAACTGTTGAGGAGAATACCTCCAGTAAGCCCAGAGTCGTGCAACCTGTGGCTTCTGTAAAACGAGGTACTGGAAATGCACGGAAGGTGGTTCGTTTGACACCTCGACAAATTCAAACGGCTAAAAACTTAGGTGTACCTCTAAATGAGTACGCTAAACACGTAAAGGAGTAAATTATGGTAAACAAGACTCCAAGGGCAACAGAGAGCAGAGTTAAAGCAGAACGTAAAAAAGTTTGGGTTAACCCTTCTTCTTTGGACGCACCGCCTGCACCCACTGGATTTAAACACCGTTGGATCAGGGAATCTGTAAGAGGCTATGATGACAAAGCTAATGTCTACAAGCGTCTTCGGGAAGGATACGAATTAGTGAGAGCTGAGGTATATCCTGACTGGAATCTTCCCACAATCGATGACGGTAAACACGCTGGGGTGATAGGAATAGGGGGATTACTGTTGGCTCGTGTGCCGATAGAAGTCGCTGAAAGCAGAAACGAACATTTTGAGGAGCAAACAAGAGCTGCTCAAGAAGCTGTGGACAACGATCTCTTGAAAGCTAGCGATCCAAGGATGCCGATCAGTAAACCCGACAGGCAAAGTAGAGTGACATTTGGTGGTAAGTCCAGTAAAGAGTAACCTAAGTAAAATTTCCTGGGTTAGCTACTGATGTCATAAATTAATAACAATAAACTCAAAAGGAGTATTATTATGGCTAACCAAGACGCACCATTCGGCTTTAGAGCCGTCGGTAAAGTGGGTGGCGGAGTATCGAACCAAGGGCAAACTGAATATAGTATTGCCAATGGTTATGCTACAGCTATCTTCCAAGGTGATCCAGTGGAACTAGTTTCTGGTGGAACACTAGAGGTTGCTAATGCGGCAGGTAATACTATTGTTGGTATTTTTAATGGTTGTTTCTACACAGATCCAACAACACAAAAACCAACTTTTAGTAATTTCTATCCAGGCAGCATTGCAGCATCAGACATCGTAGCAAACGTTATCGATGACCCAAACCAATTGTTTGAAGTTCAAGCAAATGGAACAGTAACAGCTGCTAACGTAGGTGAGAATGCAGAAACTTCTTACACTGCGGGTAGCACTATCTCTGGTACTTCAAAAGCTGAAGTTAATACTTTTGCATCAAATGCTAGCTCAACATGGATTATTGTAGGTCTTTCAAAAGATCCAGATAACAGTGATACATCAGCAGCTAACGGCAACTTGATTGTAAAACCAAACCTTCACTATTACACTGGTGGAAAGGCAGGGGTATAAACCATGGCTATTTCAAGAAGTCAACTCGTTAAAGAGTTAGAACCAGGTTTAAACGCACTGTTTGGCTTGGAATATGCAAGATATGAGCAAGAGCACACCGAAATCTTCGATCAAGAGTCTTCTGACAGAGCATTCGAAGAAGAGGTAATGCTTTCAGGTTTTGGATCAGCTCCAGTTAAATCTGAAGGTGCTGGTATCTCCTATGATACAGCAACTGAAGCTTATACTTCACGCTATACCCACGAAACAATTGCATTAGGCTTTTCAATCACAGAAGAAGCAATCGAAGACAACCTCTACGACCAGCTTTCTTCTCGCTACACAAAAGCTCTTGCAAGATCAATGGCTAACACAAAGCAAGTAAAAGGTGCTGATGTTTTAAACACAGCATTTGCTACTGGTGGAGCTGCTGGTACTAACCCAGGTGGTGACGGTGTTTCACTTATAAACACAGCACACCCACTTGCAGTTGGTGGCACTTTCTCCAACAGACTAGCAACTGATGCTGACTTAAACGAAGTATCACTTGAGCAAGCTTTAATTGACATTGCTGCATTCGTAGACGAGCGTGGTTTAAAAATCGCAACTCAAGGTAGAAAACTGATTATTCCAAAAGAATTACAGTTTACTGCTGATCGATTAATGAGCTCAGCGCTAAGAACTGGTACAGCAGACAATGACATTAATGCTATCAGAAACATGGGAATGATTCCTGAAGGTTATGTAGTAAATCACTTCTTAACTGACACCGACGCATTCTTCATTAAGACTGATGCACCAAATGGTCTAAAGCACTTTGTTAGAACACCTATGTCCACAAACATGGAAGGTGATTTCGACACTGGTAACGTAAGATACAAAGCTAGAGAGAGATACTCATTCGGTTTCTCCGATCCTAGAGGTATTTTCGGTACTTCAGGTGCTGCTTAATCTAACTACTTTGAAGAGGGAGTTTTTTGCTCCCTCTTCTTTCTAAAATGATCTGCAAAATTTGCAGACAAAGTTTTGAAAAAAAACGAAATAATCAAATTTATTGTTCCTCCACTTGTAAAGAAAGAAATAAAAAAAAGCCTTGGCTAAGGCATCGAAAAAATTCTTGTGAATTATGTGGATTTATTCCCAAATTTATGTGTCAACTAGATGTTGATCATATTGATGGTAATAGAGAAAATAATGACGTCATTAATCTTCAGACACTTTGCGCTAATTGTCATAGATTAAAAACATACGAATCTAAAGATTGGAAGATTAGATACAAATGAAAATGTTTACTGTTGTTGTTTTATATGATTAAATACAGTCTCTAGTACAACAACGAATCATACGAACAGAGCTAGACTGACGGTATAGAGATCGTATGATGAGGTCTATACAACCGAGGAGGTTTAATATGGCAAACTCAACATGGTCAGGTCCAGTAAGATCCGAAAATGGTTTTCAGGACATAACCAAAAACACAACAACTGGTGCTATTACAACTAATTTTACATTAGGAAGTAGTGGTTTATTAGCAACTCCTGTAGCATTACCAGATGCAAATACTACTCTTGAAGCGACTACATACGCTGGAAGAACTTTAGTAATGCCTAATCTGACAACTGCTACAGCTTTCACTCTACCTTCACCTACAGCAGGTTTATATTTTAAAATTGTATATGGTGGAGCAGCACAAGACGTTCAAAATGGAATCATTACTACTGGTTCAGATACAAATTTCTTTATCGGTGGTATAACTCATTTAGATACAAATGCTGACAATATTGCAGTCTATGCAAATGGAAGTTCGAACTCTAAACTAACTTTAACTGCTCAAGGTTTAATGGAAATTAACATTTTAGCTAAAGACAGTGTAAATTGGTATATTTGGGGCTACATGACAGGCGCTTCTGCTCCTGTGTTTGCAGATCAGTAAGGAGTAGAACATGGCCTACGATAGTGATGTAAGCGTTAAAGGTGCAGCAGCTGGTGCTACTACTGTAATCAATGCCTCAAGAGCTCGTCTCAAAGGGTTTATTATTGGTACAGGTGCAACTGGCAGTGATGGCACAGTAACATTCAGCGATGGTGGAACTGCAAAGTTCAATGTAGCTGTTGTTGGTGGTACATCAGACGTGGCAATGAATATTGCTGAACAAGGGGTTCTATTCAAAACCAATCTGAGTGTGAC